GCGCTACGAGGGAACATGTAATTCATCAAGTTTGTATCCTGTGCCTTAACTTCCGGTAAAACCTTTGCCTTCACATGGAAATTCCAAAAGTTTTCTTCTATCGAGATAAGGCTGTTAATCAGGTTCTCGTCACGCTCGATCACGCGCCATTGAAAGTCCCAGCCGCCGATCAGAACAGCTACATACCACTTGTCAGCACCTGTGACAGCCATATAATGATTAGCTTGTAATTGGTACTCTGTTGGAATAACTTCTGTATTTCCGTCAAACCAGTGATTGCGTGAATATTCACCAGTATTTTTGATCTCAAGCCCTGCATTCTCTCCTGGGACCCAACGGTCGATGTTCGCAAGCATGCAAGGATGGTCTTTATGTTGGAAGATGTAATTCTGTTTTTGAACACGTATCCCGGTCTCTTCTTCGAACCAATCAGCTACAACTGGTTCAAGGATACGGCCAGCCTTCATTTTTGGATTGTCTGCGATAGGTGGGATCTCTCCGATTTTGTCTAAGTAGACTTCCAAAGCTGATTTATAACGGCTTAGACCACAGATAGCAGCTACATCAGAACCGCCTATGCCACTTCGCCGCCACTCTAACCACTCGTCATGCTCCATGTCCTTGGTGCCTACTAAACGAATCGCTTGCATCTGTCATTCCTCCCTAATTCGTGATAAAATATCCGTAAGTTAATTTTCAAAGAGTCTTTCTCGGGCGGCCACGGCAATGGCTGCCTTTTTTCGTTGCTCCATGCGATATTGCTTCACTTTGTTCATTAGGTACACACGTTTCAGTGTTCCTTCAAAGGTCCCTTTGGATTTGGCAATTTTGGCTAGTTCAAGAATGCGATCAATATTTTCATTCAACTCTGGTGTGCGATCTACGTACATGTATTTCACTCCTGTTCCCACGAATATAAGATTTCAGCATCTCTCCACCATTCCGGAATTTCAGCATCAGAGTATTTGTGAACGAACAATCCTGTTTGATTTTCCTTTCTTCTCACTTCAGTTTTGTGCTTGGCGTATGATTCTTTGTTGAAACTTGGAATGTTATAAGCAACTGCCATAAATCCACTACTGGCTCCTTGGTCAAATGCTGTTACGTCAAGAAAAACTGATCTTACGCTTGAATCTGAATTGATTCTCAATTTGTCAAAGTGTGTGATTTCCATTTTCTTCACTCGCTTTCTCGAAAAAAGCATGAATTACATGTGTCGAACTCAGGAAGCAGATCATCAATGTTATCTCCGCAATCCTCGCAAGTTCTCACATCTGGATTGATACCAAGCTTCCTCATTGCATCCTCTTCGTGCCATTCGTCACGGTGATTCTCGTATTTGTCCATTTCACTCTCTCCTTTGTAATGTTCGATTATGTCCAGTACCGTTTTAAGCAGATTCTTTCAGCTCTCTTTCTAACTCCACACGGAATTGATGCATCAAATCCTCTTGCGCTTCTTTGGCGAGTATTTCAGCTTCATATTCTGTCAGGGGCTTGATGAATGTTGGTGTGTGTCCGTAAAAGTGAAGCGTCCTGAGTAGATCGTCATAGTCGTAAGCTGGCCACTGCATGTGTCTTCCGTCAGCAGTATCAACAATGAACTGTGTGGGCTGTGGGTAACGTGGATCCGTATTAGCTTGCATCGTCAAACCCTCCGATCGGTCTCACAAATGGCTTGATGGTGCTGGTCATGGCTTCCTGAGTGCAATTTTTACAGTGTGGCTGAAGGTTGTCGTATACTTCGTACTCTGCTTCAGCGCCGCATCCACAGGTTGGTGTATAGATGCGCGTTTCACGCTTGGGCTTGTCCGGTCTTTTAAATGGAATTACCGTCAGCCTGCGGTTTGTGATATCATCTAGTTTTTTAGCCAACTTTCTTCTCCTCCTTCAGCTTTTCTTTTGCTTGTTCTACTTCAGTAAACATCCGTAATATTAATTCTGGGGATAAGTTATTAACAGGGATTTTTAATCGTTGCCCAGGCTGTACATATATTTTTTCCATGTTGTCCTCCTTGGAAGATTTTTCTTATTTAGAAGGTTATTAGTTGTGTGAAATTGAATTGTATTAAGCAGAATGTTTTAAAAACTTATTAATGAAGTAAATTTGACCTTTTCCGGTTACCTTAGATGTATAAGTTAGTTTTGTTACACCACCTGTACCACTGCGATAACCTGTTTTAATTTCGAATATTCCTAGATCCATTGAACGCTGCGTAGGTTTGTTATACTCAGAACCAGACTTGATAAGGTAACCTTCTTCTCTCATAAATCTGTAAAGTCGATGTTCTCCGATATCTACACCTTTTTGTTTTAGCAATTTGGCTAGATCGGAGATTAAAATAGAATCTTTGGATATTTCAACTGATTCAGCGAAGTGGACTTTAGGCTTGTCTTGCTCAATTTTTTCTTCAAGTAACTTATTTTTTGTTTGTTCGTCTTTAATTTTGTTTGCAAGTTGAATAAGAAAGTCTGGTGAAGTGATGGCTTGTTCTATTGTTTGTGGTGTCATATAAGCACCGTGTTTTCTGATGCTTGGGATGACATCGTGTGTGATCCAGCGTTTGAATTGTTTTGCTTCAGGTTTGCGGCTGCCGAGGATTAAGGAATAAAGGCCCGGTTCGTTTACAACGGAAACATTTTGCATTCCTCCAAGGGTGTCGGTTGAAACTACATCCTTTTCATCTTCATCTAGCCTATTTAAAGCATCACGATTGTTAGAAATCTCCAGAACATCACAAACGTCTTTCGCTACAAACCAAGGTTGACCATCAATAACTGTGCTTCGTACTTCTTGATTGCTGTACATAAATCTTTGAAGTTGGTTCATACCATAATCACTCCTTAGGCTGGTTTGTTCAATTTTTGAACATTTTTATTAAAAAAAAGATGTTCCATTGGCTTATCTAGTGCTTTTGCAATTCTGTATGCTACAGGTAACGAAGGTAAAGCGTAACCTCGTTCGATGTTGCATAATAATGGTCTTGAAACCTTTGCCTTCTTAGCTAACTTTTCTTGAGTCAATCCTTTTTCAATTCTTGAATTTATAAGGTTTGGCAAAGGTTTTAGTTCTTTTTCAGTCACGATTGTTCACCACTCTTTCTGTTCAATTACTGAACTTCTTGGATTTATTATACGTTCAATAATTGAACTTGTCAACACTTTTAGATCAATTACTGAACGTTTATTTTATGAACAATTTAAACTACAATATAAGGAGGAATAAAAGGATGGTGTCAAATATGGGAAATGAGTTCAAACATAGACTTAAAGAACTCAGAAAACAAAAGAATTTGTCACAGGATCAATTATCTGGAGCATTGGATATTCCATCTTCATCATTAAGGAGGTATGAAACAAGGGGAGAATTGCCTAAGAGAGAACGTTTAGAACTAATTGCAGATTACTTCTCTGTCTCGATTGACTACTTATTAGGAAGAACAGATAACCCAGAACAAGTTTTATCAGAACCATCCCGGGTTTTAATTGATTCTTTGGATCTTACAGATGAAGAAATTATGAGAAAAATGGATTTCATTGTAGATGGAATAAAGTTAGAAGACGACGATGTAAGAAGATTCATAGCATTGGTTAGGGCAGAACGTTCTATGAAGAAACAAGTGTCTGCCGTTCAGGGTGTAAAAGAAGATAAGCTTTAACATACTCTGGTTTAACATCAACAGGGTTCATCATTGCTATACAGTTTACTATGTAATCCGGTCGGACTCCCACCTCTTCTAATGTAGTTCGCGTAATGTCCATCGTGATTTTATCCATAGAAACAACCCCTTAGTGTTAGGTTCAGCAATGTTTTATAAATATACCACATTACTGGCAGTCTCGGGAACTTACGTTCGCATTTTTGATAAAAAAATATATTGTGAGGCTCGATCATGGGTTACAAACCTGGTCGTTGCCTACTCGGTAGAAGACTCAGAGAAATCGGTAAAAATCAACAATGGTTAAGTGAAGTTACTGGGATCAGCAAGACCCAAATATCCAATTACGCTACAAATACTCGATATATGTCATTGTCGTCAGCAAAGACAATATCTGTAGCCATTAGTTGCCACATTGACGATTTATATGAGTTTATTCGCGAGTAGGCTTGAGCGGCATCAGCTGCTCCGACCCGGATGAAAGTATATCAACGCGTATACTTAATATCGTTGACATTCAATCTGTAAGAAAATATTACCATGAATATATTGTAAATTCCTAGCGGTAAAAAATTGAATATTATTGCTCAAAATTGATTATATACATAAATTATACAATGTTTTACACCGATGTATTATATATGACAGCAAATACCGCAGCCGATGTGGATATATTAGGGGAAATAATTAATGAATCAAGAGCCAGGAGCAATACAAGGATACTATATCGGAGCATTCTTTAAATTTTTGTGGTATTTACTACTTGCTACAATAATGCAATCAATGATTGTATTTATTTTTGGAACATCTTTTTTCACAATAATAATACTAAGTATCTTATTTTCGTTTTTCA